CCCCCAATTCTTAAACCAAGATTATGCCTTAATGAAGATACAGGAATGTATTTAGTTACATTATCATTTTCAAAGCAATATTGCGAATCAAAAAATTTAAAAGTTATATTATAAAATGGCTGAAAATAAAAAAGGATTTGTATTATATGCAGACCAAAAATTAATCTTTGACGACCTTACTAACGAAGAGGCTGGAATATTAATAAAACATATTTTTAGTTATGTAAATGATGAAAATCCTGAACTTAAAGATAGATTAATTGATATGGCATTTAAACCAATTAAATTACAATTAAAAAGGGATTTAATTAAGTATGAGGTAGTTAAGGAAAGAAATTCGGCAAATGCTCGTAAGCGATGGGATAAGGTTGCATCAAGTGGCATACGGTCGCATACCAAAAATGCCGATAATGATAATGATAATGATAAAGTAAAAGATAAAGGTAAAGATAAAGATATTAATATTATTAATAATTGGTTTTCAGATTTTGAAAATGGAAATGAATTAATTGAAATAGCAAGAATAAATAAATTTACTATTGAAGGAGTTAAGAAAAAACTTATTGACTTTAGAAAGTTTGCTGAACTTGAATATCCAAATTATGGTAAATTTGTATCCCATTTCAAAAATTGGATTATTAAAAATCCTCCTATCAATCCAAACTCACCTTTAAAAATGGTATACTAACATGGCAGATTTAAAAGTAATTAACCTCGCAGACAAAAAAGAATATATCATTGATGTACATAAAACAGGTGAAAATACTTGTATTTGCCCTGTATGTTCACACGAACGTAAAAAGAAAACAGATAAATGTTTTGGATTCAATCTTCAAAAAGGAGCAGGCAAATGCAATCATTGTGGAGTTGTTTTAGTAGAATTTAAAGAATTTGAACCAAAATACACAAAGATTGATTTTAAGCGACCTAAATTAACTGAGATAAGTAAATATACAGAAAACTGTTTAAAGTTCTTTAAAAGTAGGTTTATATTCGAAAATACGCTATTGGAGTTAAAAGTTAGTGAAGGTATTGAATGGATGCCTCAAACTCAAAAAGAAATGCCAACTATTAATTTTAATTATTTTCGTAATGGTGAACTAATTAATGTTAAATATAGGGGTGCAAATAAAGCATTTAAACTATTTAAAGATGCTGAATTGATTTTCTATAATTTAGATTGTACGATTGATAATGAAACTATCATAATTGTTGAGGGTGAAATGGATTGTTTGGCTATTTATGAATGTGGTTTTAAGAATGTTATTAGCGTTCCAAATGGTGCAGGTTTAGGTAAGATTAACTTTGACTATTTAGATAATTGTATTGATTCATTTAGCGAAAATACTAAATTCATATTAGCGTTAGACAATGATAAAGCTGGGATTAACCTACAAAATGAATTAGCTCGTCGATTAGGATATGAGAATTGTACAAAGGTAGTTTTTAAAGATTGTAAGGATGCAAATGATTGTTTAATCAAATATGGTAAACAAGTCGTTATTGATTGCATACAGAATGCTAAAGAATTTCCAATAATAGGTGTATTTAATGCAAAAGATATTGAAGATGACATTAGAAACTATTATAATAATGGTTTACCAAGTGGCTCAGGAATTGGCTTACAAGAGTTTGATATGTTTCTTAAATTTCAAGAAGGTTATTTAACAACTATAACAGGAATACCTGGACATGGTAAGTCTGAGTTTTTAGACTTTCTTTTATGTAAATTAAATATATTACATGACTGGAAAATAGCTTTATTCTCACCTGAAAACCATCCTTTGGAGCTTCATTTTAGTAAGTTTGCAGAAAAAATAACAGGAAAACCATTTGAAGGTAGTAACCGATTAAGTCCTATTGATTTATCAGATATGATTGAATACCATTCAAAAAACTTCTTTTTTATTAATCCTGAAACTGATTTTAAACTTGAAAATATATTAGATTCAGTTAAGCAATTAGTGCGAAAAAAAGGTGTTAAAGCATTTGTTATTGATGCATGGAATAAATTAGAACATCAATATACAACAAATGAAACTAAGTATATTTCAGAGCAGTTAGATAAAATTACATTATTCTGCGAAAAAAATAAAGTACATTGTTTCTTAGTTGCGCATCCTACTAAGATTCAAAAAGACAAAGCAACTGGAAAATATGAGATACCTAACCTTTATTCAATTAGTGGTTCAGCTAATTTTTATAATAAAACTGCAAATGGAATAACTGTATATCGAGATTATGAAACAGGATTAACTGATATTTACATTCAAAAGGTTAAATTTAAACATTGGGGACAAACTGGATGTGTTCAATTTGCGTGGGATAGAACTAATGGAAGATACTATAAAGGTTATCCAAACTATGATAATTGGATTTATAGGCAACCTGAACCAATAGAAAATAATGAAGTCGATATTATTCGTAACAATGGATACATTGATTTATAATTTTTTTATTCAAATAATATTGTTTAATTTTGTAGTATGCCATATCCAAAGCCTAAAGAAAAAAAATCAGAATATATTGATAGATGTATGTCTGATTCTGAAATGAAATCTAAACATCCAGGTATTGGTGAAAGATTAGCAGTATGTAATACTTTTTTTACTACCCAGGATGCTATTAGAGTATCTTTTGATTATGATGGAACTCTTACTACAGATAAAGGTTTTAATAAAGCTAAAGAACAAACTGGTATTGTATATATCATTTCAGCTCGTAGATCTAAAGAAAATATGTTAGCTAAAGCAAAAGAATTAGGCATACCAGATTCAAGAGTTTATGCAACTGGATCTAACCAGGCCAAACTTAATAAGATAAAAGAACTTGGTATTAATACTCATTATGATAATAATCCAGATGTTATTAAAAAATTAGGTAAAATTGGAAAATTAATAACCGTATAATACGATAAGATACGATGTCAAAATTTAAAGAAGGTAATCCTGGTAAAAAAAAAGGAACTTTAAATAAAAATACTAGAGATGTTCGGGTAGCATTTAAAAACTTATTAGAGTTAAATGTACCTAATATGACTAAATGGATTGAACAAATAGCAGAAACAGATCCTAATAAAGCTATGACATTATTATTAAATATGGCTGAATATCATATACCTAAACTTGCTAGGGTTGATAATTTACAACTGAATCCAGATGATAACGAACCATTAACTAAAATACAAATAGTTGATTCAACTGAATCGTAAATACTTGCCATTAATTCAATCTAATACACGCTATTATGTTGTAACAGGTGGTCGTGGTTCTGCTAAGTCTTTTAGTGCTTCATTACTATTAACTAAACTTTGTATTGAAGAATCGCAAAAGATATTGTTTACTCGTTACACAATGGTGGCAGCTCATTTATCAATTATTCCAGAGTTTATTGGTAAGATTGATTTATTAAATGCCAATAGCTTATTTAGAATTACTAAGAATGAAATTAGTAATGATACAGCAAAGTCCAGCATTATTTTTAAAGGTATCAAAACATCTTCAGGTGATCAAACTGCTAATCTAAAATCATTAGAAGGTGTTACAACCTGGATATTAGATGAAGCTGAAGAACTAAGGGATGAAACGATATTTGATAAGATTGATTTATCTATTCGTTCTAAAGGCATACAAAATAGAATAATTCTAATTATGAATCCTGCTACAAAAGAACATTGGATTTATAAAAGATTCTTTGAAAGTAAAGGAGTGCAAGAAGGATTTAATGGTATTAAAGATGATTGTACCTATATTCATACTACATATTTAGATAACATTAATAACCTGGATGATTCATTTTTAAAGCAAGTTAATCAGATTAAACTAAAACAGCCAGATAAATTTAAGCATATAATAATGGGTGGATGGCTTAATAAAGCTGAAGGTGTTATATTTACTAACTGGTCAATAGGTGAATTTGATTATTCAATCCCTAATGTATTTGGCCAGGATTATGGATTTAGTATTGATCCATCTGTATTAATTAATGTGGCTATTGATAAGAATAATAAACGCATTTACGTTAATGAATGCTTTTGTAAACAAGGAATGACTACAAGTGATATTGAGATTGAAAATAAAAGATTCGCAGGTGATAAACTTATTATTGGTGATTCTGCAGAACCTCGTTTGATTGAAGAAATAAGACGCAAAGGTGTTAATATTAAAGAAGCTGTTAAAATAGCAGTAAGTTCTGGTGTAACTATTATGCAGGATTATGAGATAGTGGTAACTGAAACAAGCCTAAATATAATTAAAGAACTTAACAATTATTCGTGGAGTGATAAGAAATCTGGAACTCCTATTGATGCCTATAATCATTGCATAGATGCGATTAGATATAGCGTAGTATATCAATTAGATAAGCCTTTAATTAAAAAAATGAAACCATTAGGATATGGTGTATTAAGAAAATAACTATATTTGTAAAATATGCAATCAATAATAATTAACCAAGTATCTTACAATATTCCAATTAGTTGGGATGAAGTAACTTATGTACAATCAATAGGAGTAATTAAAAATGTAAATGACAAAGGTTTACAATTAACATCATTAACTGGAATACCTATTGAAATAATTAATAAGTTAGAAGATAGACAGGCTCAATTACTATTTGAATTAATATCATTTACTGAAAATTTAGAAGTATTTGATAATGATAACATATTAGATGAATATAAGGATTTTGATTTTGGATCAATTAGTTATGGTGATGCTGAATCATGCAGAAATGTAATGAAAACAGAACAAACAGGTTTTGAATCTATTATTCCAATTATGAAAATATTGTTTCAAATAGACATTTCAGATAGAAAGTTTTTAGAAATAATAGGAACTGTTAATTTTTTTTTATCCAAATTAATAATTTCTTTGATCGTTACTCCGAACTTAACGAAGATAACACAACATCTGAACAGCAACAAGCTGGAATTGAGCGATTCAAAGAACTTGGCAGCTTTGGAACGTATGTTGAACTCGCAAGGGGTGGAGCAATCGGAAATACAATAGATGATGTATTAAAGCAACCAGTTAGAGTAGTTTATACATTAATGCTATATGATTGTATAAAAAGTAAATATGAAAAACA